ATAAATTATGTCGGATTTAAAAAAATTCATCCGCACGATAGTGATAGTATACTAAGAATATCGTTAATAAATAAATCTCAAGGAGTTTCTTCAATTGAAACAATGCTAATCGCTACAATAGAAGAAGCAATCAAAACTATTAAAGGAATAAAAGGATGTTTTGATGGTACTAGAAAAAATTGTTAATAAAATTTTATTGCTTTAGTAGAATAGAATATTAATTTGTATAATATATTTTTTTATAGATAAATTATAAAAAAATACATTCATTATTTACATAATTTAATTTGAAGTTTAATGATTTATAAAAATTTCTACAATAAATATAAGATGTCTAACGAATTTTTAACACAAAATGACAATCAATCTAAAGAGGACATTGATAAAGAAACTGAAATTATTAAGGACATTTCTAATGAAGAAATACGCGCTTCTAAACAAAAAGAAATATTATTACAACTAGGTGATATTATTTTAATATCAGACCCAAGTAATGAAATACTTAATGATAATGTATTTTTAATTGAATACATTGATCCGTATAAACTTAAATTAATCAATAGCGAAACATTTGAAAAAACTATATTGCAAATATCACCTAATAGAGTTATCGGAGATGGTAATATTAAATCAATTAAAGTAATTAGTAGTAATCAAGAAAGTGGATATGCTAGACAAAATGATTTATTGCCAGGAACATGGATTAATATTTATTTTGGAGGAGATATTCCTACTATTATAACAGGCAAAATTACAAATCTTGAAGAGGATATGATTGAAATAAGAACTACTGATAATGACGTAATATTTATTAACTTTGCATACCAAGGCATACCTGAAGACTTACCCATTGAAACTTTTGAAATTAGACCAGCGATTGAAGAAAAAGTAATTCCAATTGAAATGTTAGACAATTTAGAAACTCCAGAAGAGGGAGAAGAAGAAGAACAAATACCAAAAACCATTGTTCAAGAAAAAATTAAAAGAATCTTTTTTGATATGAATGATATTGAGTTTGGGGATGTTATACAAGTTGAAGAATACATTACTATTGATAAAGATAAGTATAGATTTAATATTGAAACTCAGACAAATGATTTGTTAGAAGAAATGGTTTCAACTATTCCCAATTATAAACGAACTAACAATGTTTTAAATAGCATTCATATTATGATTACACGTTTTTTACAATTACGTGCAATATCATCAACTTTTGATTCAAATAAAAATATTACAGGAATTATTAAACGCACAGCAAATGATAGACCATTGGCCGATTATTTATCTGAATTCAAAAATACTTTATATTGGATTATGATGGTTGTAAAAAATATCAAAAAAATATATCCAACTGAAACCACTTCGGAATTTAAAAGATATGATGATTACGAAACTATTAATCTAAACGAAGATTTAAAAGAAATATCATCTTTGTATATAACTAAAAAATCATCACAAACTGATAAAGCCAAATATTCCAGTTTTACTTATCAATCATTTGATAAATATATGACTCCATTTTATTCTATAAATTCAGAGTCTGTTAATGATACATTTTCTGAACCAAATGGAATTATTATTGAAGGAAATGTAGAAACTAATATTAATGCTATTGTTGATAACTTAGGAGATATATATTCAACTATTGTTGAAAACTCGGAACTAACAAATAGACGTTTTATTATACAAAAGTATAATCTTGCGTTAGAAAAATTAGTAGCTACCAACTTTAAAGGATCCAAATTAGTAGCACATCGCGTTAAAGTAACAGATAATGATCCTATTTCAATTAATTCAATTATTACATTTCCAGAACCTACTGTTCGGTTTTCGCAAATTAATTTACCAGGAACAAATTTGTTAGTTCGATCCAATTTAAATCTTAATTTTTTAAACTATTGGCAATTACTTAAACAAAAAACTGAACTAACTAAAATTACTATTGACGGGTTAGATAATGAAATAGAATATGATGATACAAATTTTGTTGATAATATAAAACAATATTTATTAGATTTAACTGAATATGAAAAACCTAAAGAAATCACAAATTTGGATATATATAAAATATTTTTAAGAACAATTATACCAAAAACACGTATTTTGTTTTCTCTTGTTAAAAAATATATTAAAGGACGCTTATCTTTAGTTGATGTTGTAAATTATTTAGAACCATTTATGATATATCCCATTGATTTAACATATATGCAATATAAGGAAATTAATTCTTTTATATTTAACAAAATCAAAGAATATAATTCAAACTTTAAGGAATACAGCATGGCATTTTCATCTTTAAGATATACTAAAATTCAAGATAAAAAAGATTCCACCTTTTCTAATCCATTATTTGAATTAATGACTTTAAATACACGAGAAAATAAATTACGAGAAGAAGTTATTAAAAAATATGGGTTTGAACCAAATAAATTTACTATTAGTGGTTCTAATTTTTTAAAAAATATAACATTAGCAGATTATGGAAATTTATATAATACAGGAGTTGCATTATCTAATGTAGCATTAATGTTTCCTACTAATTTACAAGAGGTATTTGATAAAGATAATGATCGCATTAAATCAATCATTGAAAATGATAAAAAGTTAGATAAATGTTCTTCTTACATTATTGCCAAAAAATATTACTCAGAAGAATCTTTAGTTTCTGATAATAACAAATTAATATATTATGATAAAGATTATGATACTACCAACTATAACCTTATTGAAGAAAAATATAAAAAAGAACGAGATGGATTATCAGAAGCAGATTTTTACACATTTTTAATAAATGAATTTAAACCTAAAATGAGTGAAGACGCTGCTGAACATATGGCAACTACTCTTATTAATCAAGCAAAACAGGTAAAAGAAGGCGATTACGCTATTTTAGTTTCTACAATGAATAATGATGACGGACCTACTGCAAATACATTAGAATATTATGTTAGATATAATGATGAATGGACATTAGATAATGAGACGGATTCAACAGCATTTATAAAAGAAGATGATGTATTGTGTAATTTAGATTATAGTTGTATATATAATTCTACAAAAAAAGATGAAAATAAATGTGAATCAGTCGACGTATCCAAAGATACATTAGTTAAAAATGCGTTAACACAAATTATTGATCAATTTGATGCAAATTATGAAATTTCTGAAACAGAATTAAGTTCAAAATTAAACAAATCATATTTACATTACCTAAATACATTTGATAAACTTGAAAATATGAAAAAAAATCAGTTTTTAAAATATAACAATTATCAGTATAATTTAGGGTTATCAGTTGTTGATGAAATAAAAGATAAAGTTGTATCTCCATATTCCAAATTACGTGATTTAATTATGGGACAAAATGATTTTATTAAAAAACAAAATGATATTGTACAATTTGTAGCATTATATTGTTATGAAGGTAATCCTTTAGTACCAAATGTAAATGATGGCGAAATGGAAAACATGTGGTGGTTATATTGTAATGAAACTAATACCAAATTATTGCCTAAATTTCACTACATGTTGGCTTCAACCTTTATTAATAATAATAGTAAATATGATGATGTATTAAATAATTTAAAAAGAACAATTGGAAAACGTTCAGATGATGGGGATGCGTGGGTAGATGAACACAGCGGAGAAGTAATTTGTTACATTGATTTAGATGTATCCGAAAGTTATAAGGAAGGGTTTGTTGATACAAGTAGAGATATATTAGAACAAGATATTGGTGAGGTAATATTAGAGAAACAAAAAGAAAAAAGAGATCAACGTTTAAGTCCGGAAGGTGAAATTGTTTCAAATGTTACATCTATTTTGGCTACAAATATGGGAATTAATATTGAAGAATCGCGTGAATTTATTGTGAGGGTAGTTACTGAACTAATGAGCGATACAAAAATTATTGAAAAAGAACCGGCATATAGAAAAAGAGAAGAGGAAACCGCAAAAAAAGGCAAAAAATTACCATCATACGGCACTTTATATTCTTCAACTATTTTATATTTAACACTTGGCACTTATTTAATAGCGATTCAAACAAGTATCCCACCAATACGAACTCGTAAAACTGCTCCTGGGTGTATACGTTCATTTGTGGGGTTTCCATTTGAAGGAGAAGGGGATGATAGTTCTGTTAATTATATTGCATGTGTTGCCTTAAAAAGTCGAGATTCATCCACAATTCCATGGAATATTTTACCTAAGTCTCAAGAAAAGATTGTAACTACTTTAAAATCTTTTATAATTAGATATTTAATGTCTAACGCAGAAATTGAACACAAAATCAAAGAAAAAACTGAATATGTGTTAATTACTCCGCCAGAATTTATTCCAGAGGAACATAATTTATCTAAGTGGGTTAATTTTTTACCTTCTTTAAAAAAATTTCATATTAATCATTTAGAAAATGTGTCTGAAGGATTTACTGACAAATTACAGGATGAATTATACGCAGGAAACTACAAACAATTAGAAAAAATGTTAGTTATTGATTCTAAAATAATTGCATTTTCATTCGCAATTCAAGAATCTATTCAAAAATTGGTTGAAAAAAAAGATTTATTATTAAAGTCTGCTGGTCAGTTATTTATGGATAATGCTTGTTGCAATGAAAGTGAAAATAAAAATATAACATCATTGCAATATTTTATAAATAACGATAAGAATATTGAACTTTATAATAATACAGTTGCCAGTTTAACATCTTTAGTTCGCGATATTAAAATTTTAACTCAAAGTGCCATAATGTTATCAGATATAAATACTAAAAGAACTTTTCCTGTTTTATCAAATGATTTTAGTGAAGAAACTATATATCACGCATTTATCACTTTATGCAAGTTTCAATCTTCAATTCCATTATCTGAAGAACTTGCTATATTTTGTGTAGATAAACCACTTTATCTAAAAAAAATGGATTCAATTCAAGAAAAAATAACAAAACTAAAAAGAGACGGCAGAAATTATACAAAAGAACAATTTTTGCGTTTATTTCAAATTGTAAGCAGAAATAATATTCTTAATATTTCATTAAATTCAAAAAATATACAATGTGTTGATAATTTAACCAACTTGTTACTTAAATTTGATAATGACAATGATGATAATGTTCCACAAGTTTTTATTCAAAAATTAGACAAATTATTAGATACATATGATGTGAAAATTGAAGAAGATACAAAAGAAATGAGAAATTTAAAAGATTATCTTCAAACATCTATTAGCAAAATGAAAAATGAATTACTTGAATTTATAAAAATAAAGGCAAAAGTCAGTTCTATTGAACTAAAAAATATTACAAAGTTTATACAAAAGATAAGTGTGTGGAGTTTTAATGAAACACCCAGAAATGTTGATATTAAAATTTCTGATGATGGATTATACAATTATGTTAATTTTATTAAAAATTATATTGAATTGTTTGTAATTACATTTCCATCTATGATACTTAATCAAAGATTTCAAACGATTGAACCTCCTAAATATTGGGGATTGGCTAAAAATCACTCTAATGAAGTGAAAGAAATGGTATCTAATTTTTATAAACCAATAGAAAAATTTTATGGAAATTCTTCGATAAAAAATGTTTTAAATGAAGTAATGGTTAAAAGCAGGGGAATTTATTTATTATCTCAAAATACTCCTGTACTAACAAATATTCAAATAGGCGATAAAGAAATATATAATTCTTTTGACAAACGAATTACTATGTTATTATATGAATATTATTTATTTAGTGTTTTAACGGATTATATTTATTTAACCAAAGATCCTAGTATGATAACCCGAATATTAGTAGATAATGATGCAGATAAATCTGATTTATACTCTGCTGATTTTTTAATAGAACAACAACTCAAATTTACTGAATCAGAACAAGAATTTATTGAAGGTGATGTTATGAAATTAAATCAAGAAGTTGCCAAATTAATTACTTCTTATTTAAGCATAATGATGCGCTCTAAGAAAACTATCAATTTATCTTATTATGACATTCAAGATAAAGTATTTAAATTAAAAGAAGCCGAGAAATATGATTTTACAGATAAACTAAGAGATATGACTGATGACCAAAGAGCAGTAGATACTATTTTAAAACATCATAAATTAGGACCATTATATAGTTTAGGTATGTCAAAAGGAATAAAAGAATACGATCCTGAACATTTTGAACATGATAAACAAATTGCTGAAAATGTATCCAAAATTCAAAATAAATTAAAGAAAAAAGGCGCATTAGGAGATGATGTAGATTTAGATATTGATGATGCTATAGAAGAAATGAATTTAGAAAAAGATATTGATGAAGACCTTGCAATGGATATGAATTCAACCGATGATTATGATGATGGCGATCCATGGGGTGATGAAACTGATAATGTTGGAGATTATTATTAAAAGGCGTTAAAAAATATATATTATAAAAAAGTAATAATTATAATATATATATGTTAAGAATATTTACAAAAAATAATATAACTTTAGTATCAATAGTTATATTTTTAGTTATTTTTAGTATAGTTCAAATGATAAAACCCAGTTTTTTATATAATAAAGATACTTCACTCCGAACTTTTGGCATAGGATATAAAAATAAAACAATATTGCCATTGTGGTTATTTTCTATAATTTTAGGTATATTAATTTATATGTTTCTATTATATTATTTAACATATTTTCATTAAACTACATATTGTGTAGAATTATTTAATTCTTTTTGTTTATTTAATTCCTCTTCTTTTTTTATATAATCATCGTGATCCAATTTTATTTGTTCCACACTTTTAATACAACCTCTTGTTGCTAAATTATAATATACAATTGACGATATTAAAATTGAGGTATATAAATACCAAAATGCTTCACCTATATTATCTTTTAATATTACTAAATCTAATAATTGCTGTTTTATCTCCATATTATCATACGAACCCGTTATCATTAATGGTTTTAATGTTTCCCACATTTGCAAAAAATTATTTGGATTCATTTGATTAATTAATATTGATTTATTTCCGCATATTTTAATTATTGCTTCAGCTGCTTTTGTTAGTTTATTCTTTTCTGTTTCATCATTTGTTGTTTCTATCATTTCATTCAAATCTGTTCCCAATAATATTGAACCAAATAGATCATTTGCTCCTCCAGCAACAACATAATATCCTATTACATTGGAAAATGCACTTTTAAAATTTGGAAAAATTATTAACACTGCTAACATCACACCAAAAATTAAAATCCAAGGTATAAACGTAAATAATGCCGCCGCACCAATATTTTTATCTAATGAACCACCACATTTAGACATTAAATAACCTACATTTAAACATAATTGACTTACTACAACTAGTCCAAAATAAAAGGCTAAACTTTTTATATTTCTATTATAAAAATCCGGACTCACACCTTCTTCTGTTAAATCTATAAGTTTTAACTGAGGTTTACCTATGCTTGGAAATACAAAATAAATAATTGTTACTATAATAAAAAATATTAATGACTGAAAAGATATATCCATATAGTTAATTAGTATTATTTTTTTTTGTTTTTTAAATGTATTTATTAATGAATTCAATAAAATCTAATAGTCCTATGTTAACTGAACCTGGAGTTAAATACTTTATTAACGAAACTCTTAAACAATGCCATCAATTTAAAGAAAACTATCAACATTTAATATTTAATATTGCATTAACATTTATGTTTTTTATTATTTTAGGAGGTTTCCTTTTGTACAAATACAAGGGAAAACTAAGCGAAGAAGAAATAGAAAAAAAAGAATTATTAAAAAAACAATATATATTATCTAAAATTAGAAATTTTCATGACTCCAAAATTAAATCCCAACAAGAATTAATTACTGGATTACCTCATTATGAAAATTAATTTTAAATTATTCATAAATTACTTTATACTAATATAAATATACAAATAAATATATAGATATATTTTATAATGACTGAAAAACAATCACTAATACCTATTGAAGCTATTAATGAATTTTATAAATTAAAAGAAAAATATGAAAGTGTATATTATGAAAAATATGTCAAACCTATTGTTACAAGTAACAAATCTAAAAGAGAAAAAAGAGTTGAATATTCTAAATTACCTAAACACGAATGTATTAATTGTAAAAGACACGTTAACACTATTTTTAAGGTTTCAACTAATCATAACGAATTACTCAAAACATTTCTTGTAAAATGTGGCGATTTTACAGAACCTTGCCCATTAGATATTCAAATTAATTATGCATTTAGAGATCAGATTGATACACTTATTAGAGATGGGTTACAGCAAATTGAAAGCATTAAACTACAAGTTATAAAAGAAAAAAATAATGCACTTTTTTTTAATCAAGATGTTGTTAGTATTTTTGACAAAATTACACAACAACTTAAAAGTGAAACGGAATTTACTGGTTTTATAATTGAAACTAATGTACTTAGAAATAATAATCCTGAAAAAAGTGATTTATTAAAAAAAACAATTGATGAATTCGGAAAAGGATTTATTATTCCTTTTAAACAAATGATTAAAGAATATATGGATACTAGCAATGAATTAATTTTAAATCAAGCCACTACTTTTTATATAAATGAAATGATACCCAAACTTAAAGAAATACAAGTTTTAAAATATAAAGTTAATATAGTTGAGTTTGATAATACATATAAATTAATTCAATTACCTAATTCTTTAGAAAGTAACGAATTTTTTGCTGGAGGGGAAGATAAAGTAATCAAATTTGTTAAGGGGGTTAGAAAAGACAAAAAGAAAACTAAAAAAGACAAAAAGAAAACTAAAAAAGAAGACAATCAACCTAATAAATTTAACAAAACTAAAAAAATGAAACGAGGTGAAATAATTTTAGAAGAAGATGATGCCGAAGGCACAGAAGTAGAAATTATACAAACAGAATTTGCAGATAAATCTAATTTAACAAATAAATATGCAACAAACCCTTTATTTAATCAATCTGGAGATAAAATAACAGAATGGACAAATAAAGAATATGATGATTTATGGAAAAAAATGCCTGAACAACTTAAAAATTTATTAATGGAAGACATTGAATGGTTACAAGATTTTATGAATAAATGCGTTAAATCTAGAAAGTCTGGCACTTCATGTAATTTATTTTTACCCAAGCAAACTTTATTTCCACCTCACATTTTAGCAGACGGAAAATATGATTTTGAATCAGATATTGTTAATACATTATTTAATGAGTTACCCAAATCACAACAAGATAGATTATTAAAATTATATTCTCTAAAAGATGGGGTTACTAATTATGATATGCTTAAAAATTCATTAATTACCATTTTGGAACAAAATATAAATAGTTTTAATAGAGGTAGATTTTAATTTAGATTTTTAATTTAGATTTTTAATTTAGATTTTTAATTTAGATTTTTAATTTAGAAGTAAATATAATTTATAAAATATTTATAAATTATATATGATAAGTAATTATATATCATTGCCTATATTTTTAATTAGTTTTGCTCTTGGATTATTTTGTGTTTATGTTATTGGACCAGAATTTAAAACTATATATGTTTATCCAACTCCCCAAAATTATATGAAAAATCAATATAAAGATGCTTCTGAACAATGTTTTCAATTTAAACCAGTTGAAACATCTTGCCCAATTAACCCATTTTCTGTTAGAACTATTCCTATTCAAAAGTAACAAATATAATAGTTATATTTTAATTTAAACACTATTTAGATTATATTATTAATGGAAAATATAAATTGGAGTGATACTATTGAATTTACATATCCTATAACTTCAGGACATGTAATAAAAGTATATGATGGAGATACCATTACAATTGCGTCTAAAATGCCTTATGAAAACTCTTCATTATTTAGATTCAGTGTGAGATTAAATGGAATAGATACACCAGAAATTAAAAGTAAAAATAAAAATGAAAAGGCACTTGCCATTTTAGCGCGCGATTCTCTTTCACAATTAATTATGCATAAAAAGGTTACTTTACAAAATGTTAAAAACGAAAAATATGGTAGAATTTTAGCGGATATTTATCTTGATGATTTACATATAAATAAATGGATGATTGAGAAACAATTTGCGGTTGAATATGATGGAAAAACTAAAAAAATATGGTGCGAATAAATAGATGATTTCCTTTTTGTTACTTTATTACAATTTTACATTATTATATTAAATAATGTAAAATCAATATTGATTGTCTTCTAAAATTTTATATAACATAATATAAATGTATTTGGATAAATTTGTTCATAGTCATACTGGTAAAATAATAATGTCAATATTATTAGGAATTGGATTAGCCACTTTTTTTAGAGCAGTATGTAAAGGCAAACATTGTAGAATTATATCAGCACCACCTATGGAAGAAATAGAAGATCAAATATATAAATTTGATAATAAATGTTATAAATTAGAAAAAAATACTATTACATGTGAAAAAAATAGAAATACAATTAAAATTGCGTAAATATAAAAATGTCCGAATCTTTAGATAATATAATATGGCTGAAATTAATACAACAAGTATAAATGATTTGCCTACAGACCCTTCTGCTGGGGGTTCTTTAGGAGGTAATATTAGTTTAGAAATATCGCAAAAACCCTCTCAATTAACTCTTGATCAAAGCACCATAAGTCAAATAGTTAATGGGTTACAACAAGCTAGTTTAGCAGGAGCCACAACTTTACCAAGTAGAGATATTCCTTTACATACTGAACAACTAACTAGTGATGTTCAAATACAACCAAATTATATTCCACAACCATTATCCAAAGATTATATTAATGATGACAATGATAATATTAATAATTATTATAATAGCGAAAAAAATTACAATTCATTAGATTCGCTTTACGATGAATTACAGGCGCCATTATTATTATCCGTTTTATATTTGTTATTTCAATTACCCTTTTTTAAAAAAAACTTATTTAAATACTTACCATTTTTTTGTCACTCAGATGGAAATTATAATTTTAATGGATTAATTTTTACATGCGCATTATTTGGATTTATTTATTATTTATTATCAAAAATAGTAAAAAAATTTAGCAAATTTTAAAATGTATATATTATATGTTAGAGTTAACAGAAAACCAATCAGATATTATAAAATCATTTGCCATTTTTTATCTTTTATTAATTACAAACTATATAGGAAATAGTTTATTTACTTGTATGCAAATTAGAACTATTACAAGCCATAAATCTATACAGTTATTTAGCGCTTTTTTATTATTTTTCTTCTCAGTAACTCTTGTATCTAATACAGGTAAATTAGAATTTACTCCTCCAATTGAAAAACTATTATACTCTATTATATATTTTATTGGATTTTTAATTGTTATGCGGTTAGATATGAGAATATCAGCATTAGTTCTATTATTTATTTTTATCATTTATTTTATTGAATTAAATAAAGATTTTTATTTAAATCTTGAGTGTAAAATTACTGATTCTAATGATAAAACAATATATAACGATAATAAATATTGGATAACATTAAATTATCCATATAAAATACGTTTATTTAAAGTCAAACAAGACGATTTCAAAATTATTAATAATATAGAATCATTCATTTATTACTTTATTGTTATATTGTTAGTTATTGGATTTATAGCATACAAAGGTGAAATTAGTGATACATTATCTAAATCTAATAAATTAACTTGGAGTACTATTATTTTAGATACTAGCATTTGTAACTTACAAGATAAAAAAAGTTTTTGGCATTATTTAAACATTGGGTTGGGCATAAAATTATAAATATATTAATTATTTAATATTTAATATATTAAAATACTTTTTAAAACATATTTTTAAAAAATGTTCCTTTGCGTTTTTTTGTTTTATTTGATTTAAATTTATTAGTTTTATTTGATTTAAATTTGTTAGTTTTATTCGATTTAAGTTTGTTAGTTTTATTTTTATTTAATTTGTTAGTATTTTCTTCATTGTCTTCATTGTCTAGTGGTCTATATCGTAAAAACCATTCTTCATATTCACTACTATTTTTTTTATCTTTTAATTCGTTATATTTTTCTGCCTTTTCAGCGCGCATTTCTTCAATTGTTTCTTGATGACCCATACAATTAATACTAAAGCGTTTAAGAAGTCCTTTTTGAGATAGTCTATTTTTTTCTTGAACATCAAATAAATATTTAGACATACATAAAATACGATCTTTATCATAATATGGTCTATTAGCATATAAAAATGCTAACCAAAAACTAAGCATAGTATCTATTGTTGCTATTTTAACATCATATCCACCATCTTTTACAATATTATAACTATGACAAGCCAATGGTTGATAAATAAATACAATAGTATCTTTACCTACTTTAATCTCATAATGTGGCGCAATTACCTCGCCAATTCCGGGTCTTTTAATAATTTTTACATTCTTAACATTTAAATCTGATAATCTTTCTTTAATTATTTGAGCAGTAAGCATTGGTTCTTCAGAAAGCACATCAAAGTCCGGTATTTTTTCCAATTTATGTTTTAAATTTTTTGGCATATATTGAGAATACATAGATAAAGCATAACCTCCAAAAAATACTACACCTTGGTCCATTAATGTGTGCTGAACATTTTCATAAATATTATTTGCATATTCTGAATCATCCATTTGACGTTGAAATTGAATAGTTGAGCATTGTTTTTCTGAAAGAGGATAATGTTTGTTTAATAATATTAATCTTTTTAACACTTTTTCCCAACGACTTATATCTCCTGCTGGTCTCGATAATTCTAAATACATATTCATCCGCAATAAGTTGGGAGGCGAATACAAGATGCCTGCTATTTTTATAGATTCCGTTTTAATCGCATTAAAAAGTTCTTTTGGTATAAATGTTATGTCTGCAACTGGAATAAAATTGACAAAAACTTTATATGTTCCATGATGTTGCCCAGATTTAGCTTCAACTTCTTGAAACCCACTTGATATATAAATATCAACCAATTCTTTAGAATCATTTAACGCATTTGAACTATAAAAATCATAATCTGGGATTTCAATATCTTTATTGTAAAATTGAGATTGTTTTGGCAAAATGTTATTAATTGCTGTTCCACCATAACAAATTAATTGTTTTTTTCTTAAAAATTGTTCAACTATTTCAATAATTTGTTTAATTTCGCCCGAATTTGCTGTTTTTCTTCCTTGTTTTGTTTCTGCTTTATCAATCGCCGCTCTTAATATTGCTAATTCACAATCATTAAATGTCATTTTTTTATCACATATATTTTTCATAATATAACTATATAAAATATAACTATATAAAATATATTAAATAAATGATTTGATTTTTAAATATTAAATTTATAGAAATCTGATTGAATAGTTCTTGTAGCATATGATAATTCTGGATTTTGAGGAGGAGGCAATGGAATAGTTACTGGAATATAACGCAGTTTTTCTGGTTTTAAAACAAACGCATATCCATTTTCATTAAAAAATATATCATTTTCTTCAATATTAGTGTCAATTTTTTGATATCTCATCCCTAAAAGTTGACAACCCATTTCTCTCATAACAAGAGAACTTGGATTATCTGGATTAGAACCTTTATCTGCCATTCCTATTGTCATATTTTGTTTATTAAAATCTATCAGTTCATTCATATCTGGAGTATACTTAATATCATAATAATGTAGTGCTCTCATAAATACAGAATTACTTGTTATATTAATAAATTTATAAAATTCAGGACATTCTAAAAATGATGCATCACTTCTATCAACAATAATAACAACTTTACCCATCAATTTTTTTAATTCTACATTTCCAAAATTCTTACCATAAAATTCTGAATCGTAATCTTTACTTAATAAAATAGAATCATAACTTTCTAAAAGTTTAGCAAAGTTTTTATACATATTTTGATTTGCGCTTTTAATACGAAGGTGTATAATAATTGGATCTAATGAGTTAGGCGAATTTCCAGTTGAAAAAGCATAATCACGAATTACATTCATTGCATCCACAAAATTAATATAATTAAAGGTTTCTTTAATATAATAACTATCACTTGTAGAAGTAGATATAACTGGGTTATTATTAATTGAATAAATTTCAAAATCAAGACCTCTTACTCCTTGTTTTAATAAATCTTTTAAAATACATAAATCTACATAATTATTTCTATAATTCCCTCCACTACAACAATTATATGCTGTCTTAATATAATAATCTTTAAATGTGTAATTAAATTGTTCTGAATTATCAATAGATCTTATTTTTCCATTTACACTACCATAAATAGAATCCATCAAAGAACAATTTTTACTTCTTAAACCACTATAATAAAAATATACAATAACTGCAATAAAAATAATAACAAGTGTAATTGTAGTAATTAAAACTATCGCAGTTGATTCTTTTAAATTTTTTATTGAGTTTATCGTGTTATTTATTACTTCTTTTGTTTTTTCTTCATAAATATTATTTGGATTTTCCATATTATATTATATTATGTATAAATAAAATATAAATATAATAATATTTATATTATAAATGCATTTTTCAAATTATTTTAAAGTTATACATGAACTTAAAACCTATTTTATTAATCGTGGGTGGAATGCATATGATGTTATTGATTTGTACCCTACTAAAAAATTTATTTCATTTATTGTACAATACAATAAATAATTTTATTATTATAAATAAAGAATTAAATATATTTTTATATTATAATATATGCCAGGAGGATTAATGCAACTTGTATCTCAAGGACAACAAAATATTGTTCTAAATGGAAACCCTACTAAAAGTTTTTTTAAATCGGTATTTCATCAATATACTAATTTCGGGCTTCAAAAATTTAGATTAGATTATGAAGGCTCAAAAACTTTACGACTTTCAGAAGAGTCTACATTTACATTTAAAGTTAAACGTTATGCTGATTTATTAATGGATTGTTATTTATCCATAGCATTACCTAATATTTGGAGTCCATTATTACCACCACAACAAATAACATTACAATCTACTTCTCAAGGTCTAGGAAATATTGAACAATGGGCGCCATATGAATTTAAATGGATTGACAATATTGGAGCCAAAATTATATCCAAAATAAGTATTACATGTGGAAATTATACATTACAAGAATATTCTGGAGATTATTTATTAGCATCTGTTCAACGTGATTATAATGCTATTAAACTTAATTTATTTAATAATATGATTGGACAGGTACCTGAATTAAATGATCCGGCTAACGCCAATTCTCGGGTTAACTCTTATCCAAATGCATATAATACTGGAGATTTTACAGGACCTGAACCATCTATTCGAGGGAGAATTTTATATATACCTTTAAACAATTGGTTTGGGTTAAAAACTCAAATGGCATTTCCATTAACATCATTGCAATACAATGAATTACATATAAATATTACATTGAAACCAATTAATCAACTTTTTGTAATTCGCGATGTATTTGACGCCACTAATAATTATCCATATGTTGCTCCTAATTTTAATTTATGGTATATGCAATTTTATCGGTTTTTACAACCACCACCAGATGTATCTATTGATATTAATTCTTATTCTGATCAAAGAACATTATGGAATGCTGATATTCATTTAAATTGTACTTATAGTTTTTTATCAAACGAAGAACAAAAATTATTTGCGTTGCAAGAGCAAACATATTTAATAAAACAAGTACACGAAAAAAAATTTCCTAATGTTACAGGACCAAATAAGATTGATTTAGATTCCATCGGTATGATTTCTAATTGGCTTTTCTATTTTCAACGTAGTGACGCTAATTTAAGAAATGAATGGTCTAATTATACTAATTGGCCATATAATTATTTACCAGTAAATGTTATACAAGCACCTACTTTAGGAACTTATACAATTTATAGAAATATTAATTCGGTATTAACCCCCGTTGATATAGGCCCCGGAGTTAATCCTGATGGAAAATTAACTGGAATTCTTATTAATCAAACATATAATCCTCAAAATGATAAAGATATATTAATTGCTATGGGAATTTTGTTAGATGGATCATATAGAGAAAATATACAACCTGCAGGAGTATTTAATTATATTGAAAAATATACTAGAACTACCGGTAGCGCTCCTTCAGGATTATATTGTTATAATTTTAGCATTCATTCAAATAATTCTGATCTACAACCATCAGGAGCAATAAATATGAGCAGATTTAATCAAATTGAACTCGAATTTACTACAATCATTCCTCCATTAGACCCATTAGCTCAAACTTTAACTATTTGCGATCCAGAAACCGGAACTATTATTGGCATTAATAAACCTACTTGGCGAATTTATGATTATAACTTTGATTTATATTTATTTGAAGAAAGACTAAATGTTGTTAACTTTATTGGTGGAAATGTGGGATTAATGTATGCCACATAACATTTATTTATTTATTTATTTATTTATTTGATGCTGGAGGAGTTGTTTCATAAAATAAACCTGTTGCTGAGATTGTCATTGGATATTTTACTTCATATGGCGAAGAATTAATTCCTGTTATATCATTTGAATATTTATCTAATGTATCTCTTTTTTTATTATATAATTCTAAACCTTTATTAAAAGAGTCTTCCCATAAATCTACACCTTCATAAGGTCTTTTTATTTGCGATTTTTTTGAACCTGGATAGGCACTCATTTGAGTATTAGTATAATACCCTAAGGGATGTATTCTAGTACAACCTTTACAATCTACATCAGAAGTACATTGTTCTCTTGTTATTAAACATTGAGAGTTTGGACCACAAAAATTTTTACAACTAATCGGGTCATTTATTGGCAAATTTACATTATGACTATATAACGGCGAATTTATATCTTTATAATTAATTAATGCATTTTTTGGATACCCTATGGGATGTTTTCTATTATCAAAATTTTCTATTTTACCATATTTTATTAATACAAATACAAATACAAATACTAATATCAATAAAAATAAACATAATAAGACATAAATTATTGTATATTTAAAATTAAATTTCATATATACAATTTAGATTTTATTTTTTACACAGCTATAAAATAGGTTTTTAAATACATTTCTTCGATATTTTTTGCTCCAATATAGGTACAAGTGCTTCGTAACCCTCCCAACACATTTTGAATTGTATTTTCTATTGGACCTTTATATGGAATTTTTACAACAGCGCCTTCAGAAGACCTATAACTTTCCATTTTACCAAAATATTTTTCCATAGCATGTTTTGAACTCATACCATAATACATTTTAAAAGGTTTTCCATTTTCTTCAATTATTTCACCTATATTTTCATCATGTCCTGAAAATATTCCTCCTGCCATAACAAAATCAGCGCCTCCACCAAATGCCTTTGCCATATCACCTGGATATTTTATTCCTCCATCCGATATTACATATGATGTATAACCTACATCTTTTAATGATTTACACATTTCAGAACACTCGTTTACTGCTTTTAATTGAGGTCTTCCTACACCAGTTTGTAATCTTGTTAAACAAGCACTTCCTGAACCTATACCAACTTTAACTACATCTACACCTGCTTTTACAACTAAAATATATACCATTTCTGATGTTATTACATTACCCGCTACAATTATTTTATCCGGGTATAAATTTCTAATTTTTATACAAAAATCAACAAAACAATCCATATAACCATTTGCTACATCAATGCAAATCCATTTACAATTTGTGTACGATACTATTTCTTTTAAATTTTGAAAATTTTCTTCTGTAATTCCGGTTGTTACCATAAAATATTCTGGATCTAATTTAATACCCGAATTTACAGCATTCATATAATCTTGAATTGTATAAAATTTATTTAAAGCGGTTAACATTTTATATTTTCTTAAAACATTATATACATTAAAAGTTCCTGTTGTATCCATATTAGACGCAATAATAGGAATTCCTGTCCAATATTTTTCGTTATTGCCATTTTCATTTACATTTACAAATTTTATTGTTCTTTCTAAATTTACATTACTTCTAGATGATAAACTACTTGGTTGTGGTAAAATAAGAACATCGTTAAAATCTAATTCTCTTTCTTCTTTTAAAGGAATATCTTCTATATCTTCCATTTAAATTATTTATAAATTCTATTTATATTATTTATCTTATTTATCTTATTTATCTTATTTATCTTATTTATCTTATTTATATAAATTACCAGAATTTAATATATATTTATTATAACTATAATGTCACAAACTGAAAATACAAACGCTATTGATGAAAAAAAAAAAGAAGAAACTGGTAATTCAACTACTCCTGATTTTAAAGGTTTTATTAAAAATTATATATCTAGTATTGTTTTTACTATAGGAATATCCGTTTTTATTATTGGAGGACTTGGATTATATACTACCAAGATTGCTCAATCTAATATTTTACCTGATAATATTGAATTAGCGCCTTATACTATTAAGGATCGCGTAGTTAAAGATATTGAAATTAATATAAACATTATGAAACCTTTATTTTTTTCTAAAAATGACAACATATCATTACAAAAAACTACATTTAATTCCCAAGAATATTTAGATAGTTTTAATGAGAATTTGTTATGTTATTTAAAAAAATCTGCCGACCCAAATTCTGGATTATTAGCAAACCCGTCATTATTTTTTTCAATTGTTTATGATAATTTAGTTGCTAAAAATTTTCTCGCTATTAATACCATTTTTTATTACTTAAGTCATCTTCCAGAATCTGTTATTATGTTGCTTTATGGCAGTTTTGGAATATTTATATGGACTGCATTGTATTTTTTTAATGTTTGTATCAGTATTTTTTACCATATTATAAATATACCACAATTATTTAGAGATATAGATGATAAAACTAACAAATGGGAATCAGTTGAACAAATCACTTTCTTACGTTTTATGAAATTTTTATTATTTTTCTTTATTTGGTTACCTATTGGAATATTATCGGTATTTACTACACCAGCATTTTTCACTATTTACGGATTAATTGCTCCACTATTTGCTAAATATAAAATTAAAAATACAAATAATAATGTTGATTATAACGTTTTTAACTTTTTACAAAACACATTTGTATATAAAAAGTTTTTCTTATTTATTTTGATTACATTAAGTTTATTTTCAAATGGGATTAAATATTTGGGGACTAATTCTATTATTGGTATTATAGTTGCGGTTATTTTTGCATATTTTATGAAATTATATACAAATCCTCAACCGGATGGTGATGGATTTATATCAGTTAAACACATAAATGAAATTATACAAGCAAATGTTTCATTTTCTAATAAAAATTTAGTAGAAATTTGTAAAAGTATACCAATTAATGATAACAAATTAGATACAATTAGAACCCAAGGCACATTTAGAATACCAAAAAAGGATAACCATGAAACGCCAACATTAAAAGGAGGTAACAAAGTAAAAAATATCAAATTGGTTAATAATTTAAAAAAATATGATATTAGATGGACTTAAACATAAATATTATTTATAATTTAAATATTATTTATAATTTAAATTATGACACAACAAAATACAAATTCTCTTCCTCCTTTTGTTAGTTTATGTACTCCAACATTTAATAGAAGACCTTTTATTCCATTTATGATTAAATGTTTTGAACATCAAACATATCCTAAAGATAGAATTGAGTGGATTATTATTGATGATGGAACTGACCCTATTGAAGAACTTGTAAAACATATTCCACAAGTTAAATACTTTTATTACGACGAAAAAATGCTTCTGGGTAAAAAAAGAAATTTAATGCATACAAAGTGTTCTGGAGATATTATTATTTATATGGATGATGATGATTATTATCCACCTGAACGTATATCGCATGCGGTTGACACATTACAACAAAACCCTACATATTTAATTGCGGGTTCATCTGAAATGCATATTTATTTTAATTCTACAAATAAGGTATATCAATGTGGACCTTATAAACAATACCATTCTACTGCTGCTACATTTGCTTTTAAAAAAGAATTACTTTTTCAAACTAAATATGATGATGAAATTGCGTTGGCAGAAGAACACAAATTTACCAAAGGATATACTATTCCATTAATTCAATTAAACTCGTTAAAGTCTATACTAGTTTTTTCACATAAACATAATTCTTTAAATAAAGAAAAATTATTGGAAAATCCACAACAAACTAAAACAGGTCTATCGCCTTATATAGTTGATGATTTTGTAAAAGAACCTATTTTAAAACAATTTTATATGCATGATATGAATACACTTTTAGAAAAATACGACCTTGGCAAACCTGAACACAAACCTAAATTATTAGAACAAATTGTTAAAATGGAAGAAAAAAGAGCCAAACAATTAGAAAATCACAATAACATATTACAGCAAAACTTATTTCAAAATCCGGTTAATAGTTGTATTACAACTCTTCGGAATGAATATGAAAAAAAATTATCAGATAAAAATATTTTAATAAATGAACTTCTTAAAAAAATTAAACAACTAACACAAGAACTTTATGAATTTAAGTCTAACGCATAAAATATTTATTTATAAACAATTTAAAGATATGTTTTATATAAATATAATGACTTACCATGATTTTGACAATGAATTTGTTAATGATATAACAACAAAAAAAAATACTACCCCAGCATTTCAAAAATTAAATAATAACTATGAAAAGTATACTATTCCATTTAATAACATTTGGGTTGATGGCAAATTTTATAAGCGTATTACTATTAAAAATTATGGTTCAGGATGTCAAGGAAGTCGTATTATAAATGCAGTAACAGGAACTAAATATAATATTAAGGTTGGTAGTTCTGAAGAAAATATATTTTTTAAAGTTACAGATGCAACCGCGTTTAATGGCAGAAATGAACCTTTAATGCTTTATTATGATTCTCCAGAACAATATGAAAATCATTATTTTACAAATGTATCTCCAGATGTCAAACAACAATGGATGCAACGTTCATTATTATTTCAACCCAAAATTAAATCATAACTTTTCACTTTTATTTAAATATTATGTTAGGAAATATTTAAATACTTATTCATTATGCTATGAAACAAAATATATTTAATAATAAATAACCACGTATTATTTATTATTTTTACAATTCATCTATTTCATCTTTTTCATCTTTTTCATCTGTTTCGCTTGTATTTTCTTTTGTATATTTTTCTAAATATCTATATATTCTATTTATATCTAATTTTGATATATCCACGTTTTCAAATAAAGCAAAAATTTCACTATCATTATTATATTTACTTTTTAAAAGTAAAAAAAATGCAAACATATCATTCTTATCCATTAACAATTCTTGACACAAATTTTGAATAAAAACTGAATTATTATATTCAGTTGAATATTTTGTTAGTACCTTTGTAAATCTTACCTCTACTGGATTAAATTTTTGTTTTTTTTTTGATACAAACGTATCATGATATAATTTATTATTTTTAAATGTTTTTATCATAGAACTCATTTCATTAAATTGCCATATTTGCTTTTGAAATGTTATTCTATCTATATAATCTGCAAAACACATATTATCTAATATTTTTAAATAAAAGGGGATTGATTCTTCTTTTGATGTTTTTTCTAAAACATCTATAATATTCTCATGCCATAATAATCCTACTATAGTTCTATCTGTTTCATTCATTATTGTTAAATGTTCTTCTATTGGATAATTATTATTTATTAATTTTTTTGTTATTTTTCTTGTGTCATCATTATATGATTTTTGTAAAAATATATTTTTTATACTATTGTTATTTAATATTTTATCATTATTTTTTGATAATTCATAAATCGTCTTTAATTTTCTTAAATCATTTTGAATATAATTAATTATATTTGTTTTTATTTCTTCATCCTTTAATGAAATAAAAGATGGGATCAGTTTTTTTAAAATTAATAATATTTGTTGTTTATTTGGAGATTTTAATTCTATTACATGACATACCTTCATTAACTCTTTTATCTTTTTATCAATATGATAATTACCTATACAAATTATTGGATTTAATGTTGTTTCTTCCAATTTTTGTTTTTTTGTTTTTTTAGGTCTTATTATTTTTATTAACGAATTTATTCCTCCTTTATCCCCATTATTCATACCATCTATTTCATCCATTATAATTGCTATACGTTTTACTTTTTTTTCAAACATACTCATAATATTTCTATCTGCCATATTATGTTTTGTTATTGTATCAATTATTGATTTATTTCTTACATCACCCGCATCATATTTTATTACATCATAATTAATTTCTTTAAGAATATTTACTATAAATGTTGTTTTACCTGAACCAGGGTCACCATAAATATATAATCCACGTTTTGTTGTTAAATTATTTTTATTTTCTTCAAAATCTTTTAATATCATTTTTATTTTGTTTGCTTCTTCATCACGATTTAATAAATTGTTCATATTTAAGTTGTCCATCTTATATATCTAATTATATTCTTTTTATGTTGGTTTTTATTCAATCCTTGTTCTTCAAATAAATTTATTATTAATTTTCTACATTTTAATGATTTATTATCTATTGTATAAGATTCTAAAAAGTTTATATAATTACCATAAATACATTCTTTATAATAATATTTTTTCATATTTAACCATCTTTTATAATTTTCAACTAACAACAGATTAAACACAAATTCATTATCTTGTCTTACCATTGTTCTTATATATTGTTCAATGTATCTTTTATTTATATAATTTCTTAACAGGTAATGTTCTTTAATATAATTTTTTTTTGTTAAAAATATTGTCACTGATTTTGGAATATACGAATAAATTACATCTATTAATTCATCTGACAATTTATCTACATTTTCTAAAAAAAAATTATAATCATTTGTAAATTTCATATAAATATATACTTTATAAATTTTAATATATTTATACTTATATCATTTTATGAAGAAGTATCACACGGATTTTTTACTCCTGATGTAATGCCATCCCATGTTACTTTACAAGATGTTGCCCAACGATATTTAGAACAATTACCATTATCTCCTGTAAAAGGGGCTTGATTAAAATTCATTGCATTTGCATTTGCATCATTTGGTATATTACATCTTCCTAAACTATTTGAATTAACGCACGCTTCTCCATTTCCAGACATATCAATCCAATAATCCGGACATTCACCAACTATTGGAGGCCAATTTTCCTCCCTTCTTGATTTAGATAACGTTACACCTATTACTACTAGTATTATTATTAATAATACTATAGCTATTATCAATACTATTTTTTGAAAATGCATTTTCTATATAACATAAATATATATATTTTTTTTATGGTTGTATTATAATATGAATAATTATACAAGTTCTAATGGACGAATTGATATTATTAATAAAACGCAGGGACCTGATATAAGTAATTTATTTGCTATTTATGATAAAATACCAGCAAATCAATGCGCTACATTTAGGGAACCTACCTTAGGGCAATGGGATGAAACATCATTATCTAAAGCATATTTTTCAAAAGAAAATATACAAATTATACAAAATGGAATTAGATTAGGGGTTTATCAAAAATCTAATAACCAATACATTGTCGCCCCTCAAGATTGCGATTCACTTAAAATTATTATGAGAAGCGTTTTTTTACAACACGCTACGAATCAACTACAAAATATATCTGGACAAATTTTTCAACTTAATAAAATTGTTTTAGATTATTGCATTTTTCATGTTTATTCTGAAGCTCAAAGTTATATAAAATATTTACATGATGTTAGCACATTGGCTGTACCATTATCTAATCCTATTATTGAATCTCAAAAAGATAAAAATAATTATTTAATGCCTAAGTGGTTTTAAATCTTTTCTTTTACAGAATAAATATAAAATTGAAATAACAATATATTATATAAAAAGCATAAAATGGATCAAATTATACCAACTAATACAATAACAGATACTATCGCAACTATGTATGAATATAAAAATATACCAAACAAATGTAAATTAGTAACAATTGATACTAAAAAAATAAATAATAGTTGGAAAAAAACAAAAGATTATATCGGAAATTTTGACACCATAAAGTATTATAGCGCCAAACAAAAATTTTTAAACTCCAAAAGAGATATAATAGAATTACAAGTTTCTGTTCCACCATATATATACTTAGATAGCAATTGCAATATAGATTTTTGTAATGGACGCAATCGGTTCGCAAATTTAAGAAATGCTGGCGTTAAAGAACTGCCATTTGTAATTGAAACTAAAGATTATAAAAAGTTTATATTAAGCAAAAAATAATTTAACATTTATTTTAAAGTAAATGTTAAAAGGTCTACAACGTTTATAAAAATATTTATTATAAAAAATATTTTTTATATATTATACTTGTGATTTTACACTTGTGGTTTTACACTTGTGATTTTACACTTGCGATTTTACACTTGCGATTTTACACCTTTTTTCTTAGGTTGAATAATTATTTCTTCTTCTTCTTCTTCTTCTAATTCTTCTACTACTACTACCTCTTTTGGAGACTTCTTAATCTTTTTTACGACTTTTGCAATTGATTTTTTATTTGAAACTTTAACTTCACCTATTTGCGATTGCTTTCTTTCCTTTTGATATTCTTTATACTCATTCTCAAGAATTTCTAATTCTGATAACCACATTTTTTCAATTGTAGTTAATTTAATACGTTCTAATTCATTTTCTTTTTCTTTATGCTCTTTTAACATTTTTTCTACATTTTCCTCTGACACTGAATCCATTGGCATTTTTACTAAATATTTAAACTCTGTATCATCTTCAATCATATAATATTTTTTTTCCACAAGCAGATCAATTATTTCTTGTTTCTTCTTTTTTCTTAAATCAATTGTTTCCTCCAATATTTCCGTAATATATTTTACCTTATTTGATAATATAATTATTTCTTTTTCAAGAGTATCAATTATATATTCCTTTCTATCCTCGTAATATTCAAAACGAATTTCATAATAATCGTCAATTATTTCCTCTACGCTTTCATATTTTTTTAATTTATCTTCAGAATTAAATAAGTTCATATTTGTAGTTGAACTTGTGGAATATAACTTCAATAGTTTTTCTACTCCATTACAACCATATTCGCCCTTTCCAGATTCTAATTCTTCCAGTTTTCCCTTACTAAATGTAATTACAAATTCTATAGTTGTATCAGTATAATTTTCAAATACATCTTTTACAATAGAAGTTATTTTCTTTCCTTCCTTATCTTTATCATTTTGAAGATCGTTTAGCAATTCTTTAAAATCTTCAGTCCAATAACCAATTGGCAATTCAGTTACTTTTATTTTATCTGTATCCATTTTTTCATAATTGCCCTTAAACACAAATTTAGTATCACAAATTTTTTCTATTTTACCCGTAAAACCCTCATAATAAGGAAAGAAGTCAATTTTATCATCTGCATTATTTTGTAATTTATTTTTTAAATAGGCAATAATATCTTTCGGGTTATAACATATAATTTCCGTGCTAAACCCGGTTCCTATACCCTTTGAACCATTTACTAAAACCATTGGAATAATTGGAACATAAAATTGGGGTTCTACTGGAGTACCATCATCATTTAAATACTTTAAAATTTTGTCATCTTGCTCTGGAAAGATACATCTAGCAATTCTTTCAAGTCTTGTAAATATATATCTTGGACTAGAAGCATCTTGACCTCCCTTAATTCTTGAACCAAATTGTCCTGATGGAAACAGCAAATTAATATTATTTGATCCTACAAAGTTTTGTGCCATTCCTACAATTGCCTTATTTAAACTTTCTTCACCATGATGATATAATGAATTTTCAGATACATAACCCGAAAATTGAGCTACCTTAATTTCACTAGTTAAACGCTTTTTAAATGTACAAAACAATATCTTTCTTAAACTAATTTTTAAACCATCAATTAAATTAGGAATGCTACGTTCACAATCATATTTTGAGAAGTGAATTAATTCCTTATTAATAAACTCTTCATAAGGAATCATTTGTTTACTTGTATTTGCAAAACTATTTCTATCATAAACATTTTCTAACCAATTTTTTCTATCATCTGCCCGTTTTTTATTAAATACCATATCAATCGCATCATCGCTTACAGCGCCAGTATGTTCAAACCCTACAAATTTCTTCTCTTCAAAATACTCTCTAAATTCTGTTTTTGTTGAAGTACCAAGACCCTTGTAATATTTTATTGTCCACCCTTTTGTCCCTTCAGGAACATTGTTCTTCCAATGCTCATATTCGCCTTCATTATAAAACTTTAATGTTTGTTGACCTTTTTTTGCCTTTAAAATTGGAGTATTCATAAATCCAATTAAACCTGAAATATGCGTTAAACTTGACCATTCATTTTGAAATAAATTAATACATAATCCTTTTATATGACTACCATCTAAATCCTGATCCGTCATAAATACTACTTTACTATATCTTAAGTGTTTATTCACATCTTCAATTGTTTTATATTCCTTTCCAGTTTCTAAACCAAGAATTTTTTTAATTTCAGAAATTTCTTTATTTTCTGACACTTTTTTAATTGCTTCTCCTCTTACATTCATTACTTTACCTTTCAACGGATAAACACCAATTGTATTTCTATCTTCTGATGATAACCCTGAAATTACTCCTGTTTTTGCTGAATCTCCCTCACAAAAGATAATCATACATTCTTTTGAACGTTCAGTGCCTGCCCAGTTAGCGTCATCCAATTTAGGAATTCCACGAATTGATTTACTTTTTGTTCCATCTGTTTTTTTTGCCGCTTTATTATCTTTTACTTCAGTGATTGCACAGGCCGCATCCATTACTCCCATCTTTGCTACCTTTTCAATAAATTTGTCACTTACATCACATTTTGAACCAAATTTTGCCATTGGAGTATTCATAAAATCTTTTGTTTGACTATCAAATGCAGGATTTTCAATATCACACCTCAAAAACAAAATTAATTGCTCTTTAATTGATGTTGGATTTACCTTCACTTTTTTCTTTTTTTCTATAAATTCTGACAATTTTCTTGTTATTTGATTAAGAATATATTCCACATGTTTTCCTCCTTTTGATGTATAAATACCATTCACAAATGATACTTGAGTAAATTCATTTGTTGGAGTTAATGCTACAGCATATTCCCAACGAGGATTTGCTTCTTCATAAACTCTTGGGGAAACTAATTTTTCTCCAATATACAAATTAATATACTGCTCAAAATTTTTAGTAGGAATAATAACAGAATTATACTTAACCTTAATTGTTTTATCAGTTACCGCTGAAATATCATACACTCGTTTTTTTAATAAATAAATCATATCTGAAGTTAAACCATTTAACCCTAATTTTTTATAATCCGGAATAAATGTAATTTTTGTATATGGTTTAGTTTTTGATGCCTTTGTAATTTTTGGAGGACAAATAGTGTCTAAATTATTTTTAAATTCTTGTGTATATTTAAGACCACGAATATGATCTACAGTTTCAATAGAACCATATGTCGACCAAATCAAGACAAGTTTAAACCCAAAACCATTTTTACCACCTACAATTTTTTTTTCTTCTTTGTTATAATTTGTTGAAGTTCTTAAATGACCAAATATTAATTCAGGAACCCAAGTATTGTATTCTGGATGTTGAACTACATCAATTCCATTACCATCATTTATCATAATAATAGTACCATCTTCTTGAATTGCAATATCTATATAAGTAACTGGCAATGAATTTTCTACATTTGTATCAATTTTACTTTGCATTCTAACTACATGATCTCTACAATTTACAATTCCTTCATCAAATAACTTAAATAATCCTGGAACATAATTAATGTTTTTTTCGATAATTTTATCATTTGTTTCATTCATAATCCACATATTAGAATCAATCGTTTCAATTGAACCTATGTATGTATCCGGATTATCTAAAATATGTTGCTTATCAGTCTTTTGTTGGACATCAAAGTATAATTGTTCAGTTGTATTGTTATTAATAGCGCTCATTGTTAATATACTTTAAACTTGTATATTTAAATTGTTTCAATTTTATTTATTGTTTACATTTATAAAAATGTACTCTTTTTGGAACTTTTGGAACACAGGAGATATATTTTATTTAAAAGGTTATGAAATATTCCTAATCAATTATGGTAACACTTTTGAAAATATATTTTTGGCACTTTTTCATTGTATCCTAATAAATGATACAATTGGATACTACATTTAGTTCCAAAAATGTTTAAAAATGTTATGGTAACACATTTTTTCAACAGAAAAATAAATTTAAGAGCAGTTTCATCACATTTCCAAAATTCACTTTTCATTTTGGAAACTTTATTCAGGTTTTCTATTTTAGACATTTTAAAAATGTCCATTTTCAAAAACCCAATCGACTTTTTAAAATTTTGAAATTTCTTGAATAGTGGTTGGTTCCTTTTGATACAAATGTCCCTTTTTGGAACTTTTGGAACACAGGAGATATATTTTATTTAAAATGTTATGAAATATTCCTAATCAATTATGGTAACACTTTTGAAATTATATTTTTGGCATTTTTTGTTTGTATCCTAATAAATGATACATTTGGATACTACATTTAGTTCCAAAAATGTTTAAAAATGTTATGGTAACACATTTTTTCAACAGAAAAATAAATTTAAGAGCAGTTTCATCACATTTCCAAAATTCACTTTTCATTTTGGAAACTTTA